GGTATGTGGTTACCTCTTACCTCACTCACCCAAGTTTCACATTCTCCGCGAGTACGACGAAGTTTGTCGCGGTAAAAAGTTTAGAGAGGATTGCCAAAAAGTGATAGAATGCCTAAGTTAGAGCTTTGAGTTTTAATAAAGTTAAGGAAAGATGGAAAGTGTCCAAAAACTCACCCATATCGAACATATCCTCAAAAGACCCGACTCATATGTAGGTCCAGTCGACGTGAACGTTGAACCATATTGGGTTCTCGACGGTGAAAAGTTTGCGAAGAAAAACCTCAAATATTCCCCGGCTCTCTTGAAAATATTTGACGAAATCCTCGTCAATGCCATAGACCGTAACTCCATCCACCCCAAGTATGTAAACTTGATAGCAGTCGCCATCGATAAGGAGTCTGGAGCTGTCACAATCGAGAACAACGGCCCTCTCGGTGGTATTTCTGTAAAAATGCACGAGAAGGAGGGACTCTGGAACCCCGAACTCGTATTCGGACATCTTCTCACGAGTACTAACTATGACGACACACAAAAGCGGATCGTCGGTGGTCGCAATGGCTACGGTGCTAAATTGACGAATATATACTCCACCGACTTTTCCGTGGTCATCAAGGACCATGAGACGAAGCAAACCTATACCCAATCGTGGTCTAAGAATATGACTGTCTGTAACCCCCCAAAAATAAAAAAATATTCAGCTACTACGTCATCTGTCGCCATCACTTTCACTCCTGAGTGGAAACGTTTCGGGATGTCCAAGATGAACGATACCATTTACAACATCTTTCAAAAACGTGTATGGGATTCGAACATCTGCACCACCCAAAATTGTAAGGTGAAGTTTAATGGCGAGGTGCTCCCAAAACAAAACTTCGAGACGTACGCCAAAATGCACGAAGGTGTCGATCAGATTTCATGTGTATCCGGAGACCGCTGGTCGGTGTGCATCGGCCCATCTGAAAATGGCATGGAACAGGTATCCTTTGTCAATGGTATTTGTACTACGAAAGGTGGCGCGCACGTCGATCACGTGGCGAACCAGATCGCAAATGGTATCATCGATGATATGGCGAAAAAAATTAAATTAAAGCCGCAACAGGTGAAGAACGCGTTTACGATTTTCGTACGGGCGACACTCGAGAACCCAACCTTTTCGAGTCAGGTCAAGTCTGAGTGTACTTCAAAGGCTGTCGATTTCGGGAGTAAGTTTGACCCACCTAAAAACTTTATCAAAAGCGTTATCAAGACGGGTATCGGCGACGAACTCTTAGCGCTTTCAAAGTTTAAGGAGATGAAGGAACTCAAGAAAACCGACGGTGCTCGCAAATCAAAGATTACCGGTATTCCTAAACTGGACGATGCGAATAAAGCCGGGACGGTGCAGTCTGGGAAGTGTACCCTCATCGTTACAGAGGGTGACTCTGCGAAAACACTCGCCGTAGCAGGTCTTTCTGTAGTTGGTCGAGACCATTATGGTGTATTTCCACTTCGTGGTAAGTGTAAGAATGTGAGAGATGTCTCAGTGTCCCAACTCACCTCTAACCAAGAGTTTAACGATCTCAAGAAGATTATTGGGCTTCAACAAGATAAGGAATACACAAACGTTTCGGAGTTACGATATGGACGTCTCATGATCATGACCGACGCGGATAATGATGGAAGTCATATCAAAGGTCTCATTCTAAACATGATCCACTATTTCTGGCCAAGCCTCCTCAAGTTGGGTTTTGTGGTGAGTATGGTAACGCCGATAATTAAAGCAAGTAAGGGTTCGGAGTCTAAGTCGTTCTATACAGACTCCGCGTTTAGAACCTGGTATGGTTCAGGTAAGACTGGTTGGAAAATTAAATATTACAAGGGTCTCGGTACATCCACATCTGCGGAGGCGAGAGAATACTTTAAGAAAATTCAGGACCTTACCGTGAAGTTTGACGTGGATACGATGACCGATGACTCGATCATACTCGCATTTGACAAGAAAAAGGCTGATGCTCGTAAAACGTGGTTACTCGAGAACACCGCGAAAGATGCTGATCAACTCGAAGTTCCATATGGGAATGTAAAACAACTGGATATTTCCGACTTTATTCACAAGGACCTGGTAAATTTCAGTCTCGCGGATCTCAAACGTTCTATCGCACACATGGCCGACGGTCTCAAACCTTCACAGCGCAAGGTTATGTATTCATGTTTCCAAAAGAATCTCAAAGAAGAGATGAAAGTTGCGCAGTTGGCTGCGTACGTGGCTGAGAAGAGTGCATACCATCACGGCGAAGTATCATTGGCCGACACTATCGTGAAGCTGGCGAATGATTATACTGGTTCAAACAATATCAACCTATTGGAACCGTGTGGTCAATTCGGTACACGTCTCATGGGTGGTAAAGACGCGAGTCAAACGAGGTATATATTTACAAAACTTACTAAAAGTGCGAGAACACTCTTCGACCCAAAGGATGATCCAGTTCTAAACTATCTCGACGACGACGGTAAACAGATCGAACCCGACTATTATGTTCCTATTTTACCAACAGTTTTAGTAAATGGAACAGAGGGTATTGGTACTGGGTTCAGTTCATATATACCACCGTTTAACCCGGACGATATATGTATGAATATAAGACGTGTTATTGCAGGTGAAAATGTAATTCCTATGAAACCGTGGTTCGATAAATTTACAGGTCGTGTTTTTAGTAATGAAGATGGATTATGGATTACAGAAGGTGTATGGAAATCTTCGAGTAAAAATATATCAGTAACAGAACTCCCACCGGGACGTTGGACACAGGACTACAAAGAGTATCTCGATACACTTATCGAAAAGAAAAAGATTACGAATTACGTGAATAACAGTACGACTGATACTGTTGATTTTACTATTGAAGGGTACACGGGTAAAGATATAGTAAAAGATTTTAAACTCCAAAAGACATTCCATGTCTCAAATATGCACTTATTTCACCCAGTAAAGGGTATTCATAAATACGAAAGTCCAGAAGAAATTCTTATAGACTTTGTTAAGATACGAGCAGAGACGTATAAAAAAAGAAAAGCACATCTTATACGTGTATTAAAAGAAAAGGCTAAAAAATTGGAAAATATGTCGAAGTTTATTGATATGGTTATTCACGAGAAATTAATTGTTTTCAAACGTAAACGGGTAGAACTCGAACGTGAAATGGAAAAAATATTCGATAAAATCGATGGTTCATATGAATATCTATTGAATATCAAGACGTATCAGTATACACTCGAAGCTATACAAAGTATCAGGGAAGAAACATCAAAATCTAGAATCGAGCTTGATGCATTACAACAAATGTCTCATATCGATATGTGGAAAAGGGATTTAAAAATATATAAACAATAAGTAGTAAGTATGTGTGATACATCCGGCCCAAATACTGGTTCTATAGTATCACTTAATGCAATTGGTAAACAAGATACATACCTTTTAGAAGATGATCCTATTCATTCATTCTTTAAGTATGAACCTAAAAAACACGCTAATTTTACAAAGTTTCATAAAAGTTTAAATGTTAATAAACCAAGTAGTTCTTCGACATCTTGGCCTTTTGGTGAAACTATAAAAGTTATGTATAACCCGAGAAATATGGGTGATCTTTTAGCAAATATGTACGTAACGTTTGAATTACCCGCTCTAACAGGTTCCGATAGTTATTACGCGGATCAAATTGGGAGACATATTTTTAAATCTGTAACCATGCGTGTGGATGAAACGGTTGTTGAAAAGTTCCACGGTGATTGGGGTATAATATACGATGAACTATACCTCGATGAATCAGAAAAAAGAACGAAAAGGTATACATTAAATAGAAATAATGCAGAAGATACATCTTTATCACCAGATAATCAGATATTAGCACAAAACAAATCACGTGTTTATATTCCTATACCTTTACTCTTTTCGCGTAAGTATGAAAGTGATGAATACGAAACAAATAAACCAAATCGTCCGTATTTTCCAACGTGTGCTATCCATAAACAAAAACTCCAATTTGAGTTTGAATTTCATAAACAAACATTTTTTACAAACGAAACAGATAATATCACTATAAATAGTTTTGATATCGTTACCGAAGAAATAACACTCGAACCAATTGAACGTAGCTATATAGCAAATAAAAGACATGTTCTCGTTACCGATATTGTTAAAAAACATCCCACTTTAGATATACCAGTGGGTATACAAAACGCAAAACTCGAACTTGTT